GAAACTTCTCTCTGTTTGTTTTTTTGAAGTGCCACTTTTGGTAACCATATGTCGTTTAAATCTTCATTCTCAAACAACTTACCCCATATATGAAATGACTTTTCTTTCTCTACTAAAAGTTTTTCGACATATATTTTTTCAGGTTTTTTAGTTAGAAGTTTGTCGTCCATAAGTTTTTGAGCGAAGTAACTATCTAGCTCTACCCATTTTCTCGCAACTTTTGGTACCGTCTCATTAAACTTTATAATGTAATCTGCCTGAGCTCTTGTGAGTTTAAAATGATTAAACTTTCTCATTTTACCCTGGAGTCTTAATATATAGTTATTGAACCCCTCATATTCCTCAAGAATACGAAGAGCCCTCACTTCAGGTAAGTTTTTTAAAGTTTTATTTTCCAAAAGGTAAGTAAATACATATAAAGATAACTGATAACTTAATATTTATCAATAATGAGTGGAAGAAAGATACCAATTACAAGACTAAATAAATTCTTCGGTGCGGAGGATTTTGATTTAGATATTGCCATGGGTCGTGAATGGCTTGAAGGTGATATGAACTTTAGGTTGGTTCTATATCGTGTCGATAGGCAAAAAACAAAGACCGACGATGTATACGGTGAAACTGTTGAAGACGGTATAAAGTTTTTACCACCTGTAGAGTTTATGGGGTATGTACAAATTGACCAACCTGAAAATCAGGATTACGGACAGAGTAGAATGTCACAAATGGAACCTGGAAACTTAAAGGTGGGGGTCTATCAGGAATCACTCGATGAACTCAATATTGATATTGAATATGGTGACTATATAGGATATTACGAAACTGAGTCTCGTGTAAGGTATTATTCAGTAGTAAATGATGGAAGGGTAGTCAGCGATAATAAACATACGTATGGTGGATACAAACCTTTTTATAGAAGTATTGTGGCGTCACCAGTAAATGATAATGAATTTAGAGGATTATGAAATCAAAACTAATAAAAGAATTAAACATGATGAAGTCACGTATGGGGCTAATATCTGAAGATATAAATCAAGACCTTATCGGTAAGAAGGTCATGGTTTACTATAACTTACACAAAAAAACCTTTTCAGTACAATATCAGGGTAAAGTAGTATTATATGCCGATTATGTAAAACTTTCTAATGTTGAGTTTCGTGTAAGAGAGGGGGGTAAAGAGAAAGTTAGAAAGGAAATGAGAAAAAACGTCCATGCTTTTGTGATAGGTACATTAATGGATTACTGTGAATTCCCTTGTGAGAATATGCCACCTGAAACAAATGATAATGTAATAACATACAATCCCTATGAATACGATTCGTTTGTTAAAAAAGATAGTGAGGAACCAATCTATAATGCCAATGAAATTGACATGATTAATACTAAAAATAAAATATTTCATATTAACGAAATCATAAAATAATGGCGTTTCCAAAAAAGGTAAAAAAGGATTTAAAACTAACTCCCGATAAAATTCTCATGGAGAGAAGGGAGGAACTACTTGAATTCATTCAAGAAGGTGGAACTTATTTACCTAAGAGTGTTTTACATGCTGACTTAGATAGAGGTATGTTAGATTTTGTAAAAGAAGATTTAGAAATGGTCGCCGATGGTAAAAAGGTAAATCCAATAGATATCATTATTACAACACAAAATTGGGCTCAGTTTACTGAAACATGGAAATTCCAAGATTTAGACAAAAATATAAAACCACCTTTTATTGCCACGGTTAGACAACCTGAGGTGAAGTACGGCTCTAATCCGTCATTACAATATACAATACCAAATAGAAAACAATTTTATTATGCTAAAGTCCCTACGTGGGATGGTCAGAGAAAAGGGATGGATATATACAAAATTCCTCAACCAGTACCTGTAGATATTACTTACAATATTAAAATATTTTGTACTAAGATGAGACACTTAAATGAGTTTAACAAACTTGTTTTACAAAAGTTCTCATCAAGACAAGCATATACATTTGTGAAGGGTCACTATGTGCCAATAATTTTAGACAATATTTCTGATGAATCTGTTTTAGATATTGAAAAGAGAAAATATTATATTCAAAACTATACATTTACTATGTTAGGTTTTTTAATCGATGAAGATGAGTTTGAGGTGGTTCCCGCAATAACAAGGGCACTTACTATGTATGAGGTCGACTCCACAACTAAATCACGAAGAGCAAAAAAACAACCACCTAATCCACAAAATTTTGATTTAGATATTTTATTTCTTTCAGGAGTCACCACTCTATCCGAGGTTTATCCATACAAAATAGATTTAACCTTTTTAGAGACCACTAATATTGATGAATATTCTGTTTATATCAATGACAATTATATGGGTGATGATTTGTCGGGTATAGAGGTTAATACTAATGATACTATTAGAATAGACGTTGTGAAAGATGATGTATCAAAAGAGTCAGTGATAAAGTCAAAGGCACATATACCTTACAACGACTAATCACTCACCATAGATATCAATCTCTTCTCCACAATTTTCCTCAATAAGCTTTTCGATAAACTTATACATCTTTAAACCATTTTTACCACAATGTTGTTTTAACATAGTATGGTGATGCTCAGAAATTTTTAGGTTTTTGATTTTCATATAAAGGTTTTTTTAATAAGGCAGAAAAAAGGTAGAAAAAAGGGCGCCTAATCAATAAATATGTCATATACACATTTGTACTTTCGGTTTTTACACAATATTTATCAAATAAATAAATTAAAACAGAAAACTAATTAATATGGCAGACAAAGTATTCGTATCTCCGGGTGTATATACATCAGAAAGAGATTTAAGTTTTGTAGCTCAAAGTGTTGGTGTAACTACTTTAGGTATCGTTGGTGAAACTTTATCGGGACCAGCCTTCGAACCAATATTCATCACAAATTTTGATGAATTCTCAGCATATTTTGGAGGTACAAGCCCAACCAAATTTATAAACACACAGATTCCTAAGTATGAGGCTGCATATATAGCTAAGGCGTACTTACAACAATCTAATCAACTTTTTGTAACACGTATACTTGGTTTGTCAGGTTATGATGCGGGACCAGCGTGGTCAATATCTACAGTGGGTAACGTAAAAAAAGACACAGTTATTGCAACATCAGAAAACGGTCCATGGGTAATCGAGTTTAGTGGAGTCTCAGGAACTAGTACCTCAACTAAGATAACCGACTCTTCTAATCTACCTTCATATATTGAGGATTATTTATCGTTACCATATACCACTTTTAGTGGTAGTAAAACTACCCTTGAGGACGATTTAAAAAATAGTTTTTATAGTGAAATTTCTGACCCCTCAAGTTCAGGTGAAACATCATATATATTTGGTACCTTAAGTGGAGGTACATTTGATTCCTTGACAGGTGATACACCTAATTTTAGTGATACTAGTAATATACTTGATGTTGATGGTCTTACAGTAGCAACTGCTGACTTTGAAGCGTCAGAAAATGACTCATGGTATTATGCGTTATTCCCATATGGAAATAATGAGTATACCGGTGTTGGTTTTGGTGTTGGTGTCACAGGATTAACCAATACTACAGGTGATAATTATACGGGTAGTGCAGTCGTTTATGACACGAGATATTCAGGTACACCTATCACAGATTACCATAACATGGTAATAACCACTTTACGTTCAAGAGGTATTGCAACGTTTAGTACAGATGATGGACCTGTTTACGAGGTTTCAGGTTTAACTGATATGACTTTATATACCGAAGGTGCTTATTCGGGAATAACAAATGACCCATTTGCAACATTCCAATTATCAGGTATTACAAAAGATTCCGAAACATTTACATTCGACACATCACTTAAACTAAGTGACCCTAATTTTGTGAGTAAAGTTCTTGGTCAGTCTAACTTTGGTAAAGACAGAAATGATGTACCTATTATGGTCGAAGAATTGTACTACAACTTGTTAAACACCGGTTATAGAGAAGGAAAAATCAGAGGTTTAAATACTGAACTATTAACATTCAATAGTGCTAGAGAAGATGATGATAACACAGGTATCGGTTGGTACTTAGATAGATATCAGACACCAGATACCCCATATGTGGTATCTGAATTAAGAGGTAACGAAGTATTTAACTTATTTAAGTTTATTTCTATTTCAGACGGAACAGGTGCAAATACAGAAATAAAAGTTTCAATTGCTAATATATCTTTTAACAACTTAACTTTTGATATTATAGTTAGAGATTTCTTTGATACTGACTCAAGTCCTGTAGTATTAGAAAAATTCACAAACTGTACTATGGACCCAAGTTTAAACAGTTATGTGGCTAAAAAAGTCGGTACAGCAAACGGTGACTTTGAGTTAAAGTCAAGATATATTATGTTAGAAGTAAATGAGGAAGCACCAATAGACTCATTACCTTGTGGTTTCAGAGGTTACCAAACAAGACAATATAAATCATATAAGTCACCTAGTTTGATTTATAAAACTAAGTACAACAAACCAGGTGAAGTACTGTTTAACCCACCTTTCGGTACCTCTAACGGAGATAACCTGACAAGAAGTTCAGGTGATAACCCAAGAAGAGTTTACTTAGGTGTTTCAAATACTGTAGGTATCGACACTGATTTTGCACAATATAAAGGGAAACAGAACCCAACCAACTTAGGTACTGCTACCGAGTCCACTAAATGGTCAGTTTTAACTAAAGGTTTCCATATGGATTCAGGAGCTACAGTAGTGTTAATACCTAATCAATGGACAACATCAGGTGAAACTGCTTTCGAAGTAGGAGATGCTGCGTTTAGAAGCGAACCAGATGATACATCACCATATTATAGATTAAATTCTCGTAAGTTCACATTGATTCCAACAGGAGGTTTCGATGGATGGGACATTTATAGAGAATATAGAACCAACGGTGACAGATATATTTTAGGTAACAGTGGTTACTTAAAAGGAGCGTCTACGTCAATAAGATTCCCAACCGCAACAGGATGGGGAGCATTTAAAACAATAACAGGTCCTGATAAACAAGATTGGGGTAATACTGACTATTACGCTTACTTATGGGGACAGTCAACATTTGTTAACCCTGAAGCGGTAAATATAAACATATTCACAACACCTGGCGTTGACTATGTTAATAACTCAAATCTTGTTGAGGAGGCAATTGATATGATTGAAACGGATAGAGCGGACTCAATCTACATTTGTACTACACCTGATTACAATATGTTTGTAAACACAACATCAAACTTCACAGGTGACTTTATTTACCCACAAGAATCAACAGAAAATCTTGAAGATACAGGTATAGATTCTAACTACACCGCAACTTACTACCCATGGATTTTAACAAGGGATGGTGTTAACAATACACAGATATACCTACCTCCGACAGCTGAAGTTGTTAGAAACTTAGCGTTAACTGACAATATTGCATTCCCATGGTTCGCATCTGCTGGTTACACAAGAGGTCTTGTTAACGGAATCAAAGCACGTAAGAAGTTAACACAAGATGATAGGGACATTCTTTACAAAGGTAGAATCAACCCAATCGCTACGTTCTCAGATGTTGGAACTGTAATTTGGGGTAACAAAACTACACAAGTTAAAGAATCGGCACTTGACAGAATCAATGTTAGAAGATTGTTACTACAAGCACGTAAGTTGATTTCAGCAGTTGCGGTAAGACTATTGTTCGAACAGAATGATGACCAAGTAAGACAAGAATTCTTGGATTCAGTAAACCCAATATTAGATTCAATTAGAAGAGATAGAGGTTTGATTGACTTCAGAGTTGTCGTTCAGAATACTCCTGAGGATTTAGATAATAACCAATTAGTAGGTAAAATTTATCTAAAACCAACAAGAGCGTTAGAATTTATTGATATCGAATTCTTAATCACACCAACAGGAGCATCATTCGAAGATATCTGATAATTATTAAATGGGGGTCAGTTAATCTGTCCCCCATTTTTAGCCTTTAATTAAACGTTTAATAAAAAATAAAGAAATGGAATTCAAGAAGAAAATTTTGAGAGAATCTATGGAGTTAGAAAGTAACGGTATTGAGACCTATTCAGAAAAACCTCAAAACATCGTCATGACAGAAGCTCAATTAGAGAGACTTATTCAAAACTTAAATAAGTGATTTTATGAATTTAAAACAGATTATTAGAAAAAACCTCACAGACATTTTGGTTAATGAGGGTATAGAAGACGGTAATCCTGACCACAAGTATTATGCTTTTGATTGGGACGATAACATTGTAACTATGCCTACTCAAATAATGTTAGTCGCTGAAGACGGTCATGAGGTTGGTATGTCTACAGAAGATTTTGCTGAATATAGACAAAGAATAGGAAAAGAACCTTTTGAATACAACGGAGAACTTATTGTTGGTTATGCAGAAAATCCTTACAGAAATTTCGGTGTAGAAGGTGATAAGAGGTTTATCGTAGACTCTATGTTAGCTGAACCTGGTCCATCATGGGACGATTTCGTAGAATGTATTAACGGAGGTTCTATTTTTGCGATAATTACTGCGAGGGGTCATACACCATCTGTTTTAAAAGACTCAATCTATAATATGATTGTGACTAACCATAATGGGATTAATGCTCAAACATTAGTCGAGAACCTAAAAAAATATCGTGATTTGTCAGGGGAGGTCTTAAAAGACGACCAACTTTTGATAAAAGAATATTTAGATATGTGTAAATATCACCCTGTTACATATGGTGAAGGTTCGGCATCTAATCCTGAAGAAGGAAAGATAAAAGCTTTAAGAGAATTTATTGACTACGTAAAATATCAGAGTCAAAAACTAGGACAGAAAGTAACATTCACAAATGATGTTAAGAATAACTTTGTTCCACAGATTGGTTTTTCTGATGATGACCCAGGCAATATAGAATCTATAAAGAAGTTTTTAGATAAAGAATATGAAGAAAGCCCAGTAAAAACTTATTTAACTAAGGGATGAGATAAACAAGAAGTTTAATTTCTAACTGCTAGTAAGGATTTTACTGATAAAAAAATAAAAGTAAAGAGAAAAAAGTTCTTAGCTGATATTTATAATTAAATAAACGAGAAATTTAAAACCAAAATACTATGGCTGATTT